GCGCAACTTCTCCCAGCTGACAATCGCCATTGTCTCTTCAGACTCTAATGAGTGCTTGCCATTGTACGAGTATGAAACTCCTTGCTGACGAGCGACCTGCTGAAATCTGTTGAGCATGTACTTTGACCGAGCCATGCACAACCACGTTTTCTCGCCAGAGAAGTCAATCTCTTGTTCATCAGAAATGTGCTCAACACTACCGTTGTCTGTGCGTGGCGACCAAGGCTTTTTGTACCGACTCTTTATTCTGTTAACTATGCCGAGAGCAATTTTGTGAACTGATCTTGGTATCCGGTAACTCTGAGGGAGGATCAGCCGATCACCTTTTAAGCTCAGAAACTTCTGGACATCAGCACCAGCCCATCCAAAAATTGCTTGGTCATCATCGCCAGCTATGTAAACTTCTTTCGCACTGGCGGCGGCAAGTATTGCCATCTTGTATTGCAACGAGCTTAAATCTTGCGCCTCATCAAAAATGCAGATGTCGATGGGCAGTTCTGTCTCGTAACGCTCCAACATGTCCGTAAAATCTAGCAGGCCATTTTCTTTTTTGTAACGGCGCAAAGATGCATCGTATTGTTTCACTGCATGAAGGGTCAGGTCATTCACTGCAGTCATATTATATTGCTGCTCAAGAGAACGTAAGCCAACTCTTGCCAGAGACTCAATTCGTGAACATTTATCGCCCAATCCATCGCCCGTGTGAATGCCTAAGTTCTCGTCGTAAATTCCTTTAAATTCTACGCCGAGAGCTTTGCCCAATTTGCGATAATGTGAATTGGTCATCACCTCATCTCTTTGCAAGCCCAGCTCTTTAAATGCGAGGCTGTGCAAAGTTCTGAAGTATGGAAACCTTTTTTCATCAAAACCAAACTGGACCATTGCACGCTCTTGAGCTTCACTTGCAGCCTTGCGAGTAAAAGCTAGATAAGCAATGCGCTCTGGTGGAACGCCCCGAGCTATCGCGCTCTCAACTATGTTTAAAAGGGTTGTCGTCTTTCCTGTCCCCGGCGGCCCCAGTATTATCTGAACGAACCTCATGTTTATTTCCTTTCTTAACTTCATTCCCATCAAGAATATAATCTATCTGGGTGATCATATATTCTGCGTTACAAAATTGCTCTGGGGTAAAGGTGCAGCTCTCTAAATGACTAGCCATCATCTTAAAAAGTTTCTCTAAATTTTTCGCAGTCATTCCGTCTGTTCTTTTTTTAATCAGGTCATGTCTTTCTTGGTGTTCTTCAAGAGATGCCATATTGATCCTCGCTTAAAATTCATCCGTCACTGAGCTTGGGATTTCCAGATCATCATCATCATCATAGAACTGAGGTGCTGGAACAGACCAAACTTTAACTGGTTTTGATTTAATGCGAAAGGTTTTCCGATCACCACCTGAGCTTCTGAGCCAAGACCAAACTTGGTGCTGAGAGTGATAACGAAAGCGGCGAGCCTCAAGATATATGAAAAGATCCTCTGAGCGGAAAAATACTTTTGTCTCATCAGGGTCATGCCAAGGCTTACCATTCATGATCTCATCACGATGACGAGCTTGAACCTTCCCAGTTAAGAAGCTGTCGAGCATTTTCTCGAACTGGCCTTGTGGGCTGGCATCATCAGGGTCTTGTATAATCTCGACACTTTCCAAGAGGCTGTTTATTGATTGCTCCCACTTTGGCCCCGGCATTGTTGCTGGGCACTTGTTAAGCTTTTCAACGCATAGCTTTTGAAGTTGGCGTTGGTCAAGAAGCTGTTGAGTTGTGACCTCTATGCGCTCACCGCCAATCTCGATGTACCAGCGCACAGATTGTCGGTTCTCAGTTTCATACTTTGTGATTGAACTAATTTCGATGGCTTGGCCATTGCCACCTCCATTGCCACCGACACCAAACTCTCTTTTTATGCACTTACTTTTTTCACAGTAGTTGCAGATTGGTGTTTGCTTGCAGGTGTAGGCGTAGTCCTTTTTACTGACAGATTTTACGAGGCTGTTTACTTCCCCCGATGGCAAAGGATCATCAAGGCTGTCGTAGTTAAAACGCATGAGATCTTCTTGCCAGTCGTCAGGGTTCTTTTTGCGATAGTAGACGCCCACATTAAATAGAGAAATATTTCGTCCACCTTCAGGAAATCCCATTGTCATAATGTGTTGCAGACAAGGTGGCCCATCAGAAAATTGATCAACTAAATTAGGCTGGAGATTTTCAAGCTCCTCGTAATTGGTTCGCTTCTTTTCTGCAAAATCTAAAAACTGCTCGAGGTTTAACTTCTTGCCATTGTGAATTGCATGACGCTCTGTCTTGTCGCCATCCCAGTAGCAAAGATTTATCCAGTTGCCCCGGTCAAGATCATTAGCACGAGAGATCTGCTTGGGGAAAATTTCAACGCCACCATAACCAAGGCCAGCTGCAAATTCATTCAGCTTGCTAACCATGTCCACGGCGGCAATCGCAGGTTCACAAAAAAGATAAAGGTGTGCGCCACCAGATTTGCTTCGGCACATGACTAAGGGCGTGTCTCGAATTTTCTCCTCAAGCGAGTCGAGAGTTTCCTTCAGCTTAACTTCCCCACGAATATCAATATCAATCACGCCAAAATTGCAGCTGTTGTCATCCTTCAACATTATTATGCCAAGGATGTATTCGCCACCACTCAGGTGATTTTGAAAGTGCTCTTCCTTTGCTGGCTCGCTGACTGTGACTGCCCGGCCAGACATCTTGCCATCTGCCTCTCGCTTTTGAACACGATATTGGCCATGGGCTTGTTGGTAGCCTTGAAATAAATTCATAAAACGAGCCACTGTATTTCGCTTCATGTAAATTCCTTTCTAATAGTCTGGTTGGGGGAGAGCTGGAGTATGAATCTGACTCTCCCCCTAGATGGATGAAATATCAAATGTAGGGGGGGAAGATATTTACATCACATCATCTTCTTGTGCCTCTGGAGAGACACGAACTTCACCAGACGCCAACTGAGACTTAAAGTCTCGGGCGGCAAGATAAATATCTTTGCCCTGTGGATGGTTAGCTATGATGCCACCAGACGTAGCATCATGAAGCATTTTAACAGACCAACCAAACCAGCTGCCCTGATCATTTTCCTCAGGGACTGTCGTCAGCTGGTAAGAAGTCCAGAACATTGCTGGGTTTATCCGCTTACCACCTGCATCAATCATCAGGCGATTAATGATTGAGTTCCACTGCCTAGCTCTTTTCAGCTGGCTCTTTGCCATGCTTAGCATCGCAGGGCTGAAGCCATCATCATCAATCATGAATACAAAGTACTCACCCGTGGGCACAATCTCATTGCCCTCATCTGTAAGGTACTCACCTTTGCCGCCACGAGTGCAACGCTCAAGGCAAGAAGAATCAGAGCCGTGGTCAGCAACCAAGCCACCCCGGTCAGGCTTCCACTCAATATGTGCCCGACGATAGCTGATAGGCACGACAGTAATTCCCTTCTCACCATCGATGGCCTTTGCGCCTACGTTGTCGAGAATGAACCCCGGCTCAGCACCTTCAACATATGACCCATCACGCTTATTCACCTGCGAGGACATTTGCTGTAAAATACTTAGGCGAGGGATCATTAAGTCTTCACGACCCATGCCCTCTTGCCCAGCACCAGCATCCTCCAAGAAAATGCTGTCATCAAAATCCGCAAGTGCGGTGCTCTTCTTCATTGCTACATTTTTAGCCATTTTAACTTCTCCTTATGTTAGCTCTACGTCCCGCATAGATGCGGAACATTTCCATTGGGACTTGCTTACCTTCACTCATGCGTTCTTTAATGAATGAATTTAAAGTTTGTGGGTGAACACCCGTAGCTCGCTTGTAATAAATCTGACGCTCACGCAGCTCTTCAGCGAAGGCAGTGCAAGCATCATCTTCATCACGACCAAACTGAACCTCAACATTGCTTTTGATTAAGTCGCCAGCTCCTTCTGCTCGCAACCAATCGAAACATTGTTGCTGAAGCATCGCCAGCTCTGCCTTTTTAGATTCGTCCTTGGCCTTTTCAATTGCGCCTTGGGACGGGACAGAAGCTACGATTACATCTTTGACTGAAACCTTTGCGCCATTGCTCAGGGTAAAGTCTCTGATGTTCAGTTCTTGCATCAAGTCGGGCAAGTCCTGTTCAGCTAACATTTTGAGATCCTGCTTCTTTTGCTTCGATAACTCATCAAGACGATTAATCTCGTTTTCTAATTCGAGCATCCTCTGAGCCATGTCGGCGACCGCACCAATTTCATTGGACGATGGTGCAACGTCCTCAAGCAGATCGATTTTCTCCATCTTCATTTACCTTTCTAAATTCGAGAGCGACTGGCATGTACCAACCTTTACGTCGATCACGCTCGCCCTCCTCGAAGTTGCGCTCCCACCTCAGGACACGCACGATTGGTGACTGCTCACTGGCTATGGAACACGCAACCATAACAGCGATTGGGTCACCGCCTCCCGGCCAGAGAAGATAATCCTCTGGACCGAAATTTCTCATAATACGTCTTGCCTTTTGAATGCTTGGCCCCGGTAAAAACTGGGGCTTGTCATTTTCCTCGAAGATAATTTCGAGAGAACCATAACGTGAAGCATCACTAAGGTCAGGACACCAACCAAATTTATTTTTGATCGGTCGATTGACTACATAAACTTTTGGCATCTTTCTATCCTTTCTCAACGGCCAACAACTATGCCTGATAAAAACTCATATGAAAAGAAAAATTTTTCAGAGAAGCAGGTGTTACCGCGAAACCAGTCTTTTTGGTAAAGTTGTTTTGATACCCGTACTGGTGAAAACGCCTTGTTTCTACTATAGGAGAAAATTCAAAGAAAAAAATAAAAAAAATAAAACGCGATATTGCGGTTTCGCGGTAACACTTACGCTGTAAGCGTTGGTAGCAAAGGGTTAGAGGGCGATCCCAAAGTGACATGGGTAACGGGACTGTAACCCAGTGTCCGGTAACTTTTCTTGTAAGTACTTGATATCCTTGGATATTTTTTTTAAAAATAACTTGCTCTTCGTATTGGTCTTTAGTACACTATCTTTGTTAGCGAGTTGCTAACTTTTAGAAAGGAAATGAAGATGAAAAATTTTGTAGCCAAGCGTTCAGCTCCCAACACCCCCACATGGGATTTATATTATGACGACACCCTCGTCGGGTTTATGTCCTCTTTTCCCGGTGAAGGTCCGATGGCAACTGTTCGTTTATATCAAGGATCTGTTGACGCTACTTCGGTGGAAGCCACAACCCTTCACAAGTGCTTATGGTTGGCTCGTGCAGCTTACGAAGATTTACGCTACGAGAACGAAGCTCAGGAAGAGTACATCGAAGACGAAGACGGCGAGCTTGCATATATGCGTCACGTTGAGAACAAATCAGAAGAGTGGGCCATGCGTGACGATATGCAAGAGCCTGTGTGGTAATACAAAATGTTGGGAGGGCTTCGGCCCTCCCTTATTTAGAAAGGAAATGAAAATGAGCCAGTTAACAAAATACACTGATTGGGCCTGCATTCAAAACACCGCAGACTTAGAGTTCGCCTTGGCAGACATTAAGGCTTGCTGGGCTGCGAACCCAGAGTTTGAAGCGGGGGAAACAAATTACTCCAAAAAACTTTGGGCAGAACGCGATGCTATCATCACAGAACTTCAATCTCGCGGAGGCAAGTAATATGAAATTTCATGTAATGGCAAACAAGACATATCGCTTTGAGCTGACTGTGGAGCGTGAGTATGAAGTTGACGTTACCAAGAAGGCGGTGGTCGGTGCAGGGCTTTGCGCTAATGTTGAAGATGGCGACCCTACTGCTTGGTACGATTATGCTGAAGACTATTTACGAGAAAAAGGATTAGAAGAATTTATGGACAATAGGAAGGTCTGGTCATACGAAAATAATACCCTATGTCATGAAGAGACTGAGCGGCTGGAGGTTACTGGGATTTTGAAACAGCACATTGATAAGGCAATTGAAGAGGAGGAGCCACCTTGTTCAGATGAAGAAGGGGTTGGTCTTGATGTCCAAGAAGTTGATTGCAGTATCGAAAGCGTTGAACCGCAGTAAATTTTCAACTATGGTCTGATGACTCCCTTAAAAAACTTAGCCCTTTGGCAGTGGATCTGCTGGGGGGCTTTCTTTTTTAAAATTTATAAGCCATAATCGCTTACGGTTATTTCCAGTTAACCACTGCAAATCGGTTGTATCTATATGAAAAAAGACGTTGAGATAAAGAAAAAGGGCCGTCCTCGTAAGCATCCTGAGAAAGTTGATCATGGAATTTCTGTGAAGCGGCCAGTTAATGATGGCCCATCGCTCGATCCTCAGGCAACATCTCACCTTAAAGAGGAGCCAACTGGCTGGGATGGTCGGTTTAAATCAGTTGAGCCAATGAAGAACCAAAAGCCAGCTGGCAAAAAACGCAACTACAAATGGAACCACCCAGCAACCATAAACTGGATCATGGGTCAGGCTGACCCAGTTGGGTTCCTTGCTGCAGTTATGCAGGGCAAAGAGATATTTGCTGTTTACTCTAAAGACAGCGAAGGCATCCCAATACCAGCAGGAAAAATAGCGGCTGACCCAGACCTTCGTGTCATGGCGGCGAAAACTCTTTTAGGAAAATGCATCCCAGATTTAAAGGCAGTCGAGGTGACTGCTCAAATTGAAGAGAGAAAGGTGCTGGACATCAGCAGGTTGAATGATGACGACCTCAACACAATTGAACGAGTACTTGAACACGCTGTCATTGACACAAATACGAGCGGAGAAGATGAGGAGATCGTTGAAGGAGTTTACCAAAGGATCTTGGGGAGCAATTGAACCCGGACGCGATTTCTATGACAACTGGCACATCGATGCGATAAGTGAGCACCTTCAGGCTGTTGTCGAAGGTGACATCAAGCGATTGATAATCAACATACCTCCTCGGCACATGAAATCAATTTCCGTAGCGGTTGCACTTCCTGCTTGGACTTGGACCATCCAGCCAGAGAAACGCTTCCTCTTTGCATCTTATGCTGGGTCTCTTTCCATACGAGACTCGGTAAAGTGTCGCCGCTTAATTACCAGTGCTTGGTATCAAAGCCATTTTGGAGAAAGCTTTTCCTTGACTGGCGACCAAAACCAGAAGCAGCGTTTTGAGAACGACAAGACTGGCCAGAGGATTGCGACATCAGTTGATGGTGCGTTGACGGGGGAAGGTGGAGACATCATCGTTATTGATGATCCGCACAATGTTAGAGAGGCTGAGTCTTCGACTGTTCGAGAAGGTGTTCTTGATTGGTGGGATCAGGCAATGCAAACCCGGCTGAATGATCCGAAGACTGGTGCCTTTGTAATAATTATGCAGCGAGTTCATGAGAATGACTTAACTGGTCATATCCTTGCGAATGCTAGCAGCGAGTGGGATCACCTTTGTCTTCCAGCTCGTTATGAAATTGGCCACCCAACACCAACCAAATCTAAATTAAATTTCACAGACCCAAGAACTAAAGAAGGTGATCTTCTTTGGCCAGAGAGAGTTGATGATAAAACTCTTACTCGACTTGAAACCTCTCTTGGTTCATATGCCGCAGCTGGCCAGTTACAACAAAGACCAATGCCAAAAGGCGGCGGCATATTAAAGGCTGAGTGGTGGGTTCCTTGGGAGAAATCTGAGTTGCCGGACATTGAATATATCTTACAGTCTTGGGACACTGCATTTTCAACAAAAGAGAAAAGCTCATACTCAGCTCGAACAACTTGGGGAGTCTTCCGTCGCAATGGCCAAGTCAATGCGATTGTTCTTGATATGTGGTATGACAGAGTAAGCTACCCAGAGTTGCGTCGCATTGCTCAAGAGTCATATGCTGATTTTGAACCTGACGCTGTGCTCATAGAGAAAAAGGCTTCCGGCCAAAGTTTATTGCAGGATTTGCGCATGGCTGGCATCCCAGTTCTTGCATACTCACCTGACCGAGACAAAGAGTCTCGTGCGCATGCCAGCTCAGCACTTCTCGAAGATGGAAGAATTTGGTTCCCTTTTGATAAAAAATGGGCTAAAAATTTGATAGATATTTGTTCTGCCTTTCCTGCAGGTGACAATGACGATGTTGTTGATACTTGCACACAGGCTTGGCTACGGCTCCGCAAAGGCTGGTTTGTTACACATTCTCAGGATTATGATGACGACGATGTTGATGAGCCAAGAAGAAGGGTAAGTTTATATGGCTAGTTCCCCAATACCATTTGCAGAGGGTGCCCCGCTTGACAGCCTTAAAACTGAAGACTTTGGTGAGGATGAAGTTCTCATCGGTGATCCTGATCTTGATATAGAGCCAGAGCAAGATTCTCAATTTGACGAAAACCTTGCAGAAGATCTTGGTGATCGAGATCTTTCAAAAAAATCAGACTCGCTTATCTCAATGTATGAGTCAGACCGTGAAGCTCGATCGCAATGGGAAAGTCGTTATAAAGCTGGCCTTAAAACTCTTGATCCTGATGGCGGTCAAGAAGAAGGCGAAGACGAACGAGCAACTCGTGGTTTAAGCGTTGTTGTTCACCCATTGATTGCTGAAGCTGCAACCCAGTTTAATGCTCGTGCTGTCGCTGAGCTTTATCCTTCCGGTGGCCCGGTCAAAACAATTATCATTGGTGACCCAGACGAAGAAACCGAAGAGCAAGCTCGCCGGGTCAAAGACTTTATGAATTACCAGATCACTCAGGAGATGCCCGAGTATTTTCCTGACCTTGATCAAATGCTTTTTTCACTGCCTCTCGTTGGCCAAGCGTTCAAAAAAGTTTGGTGGGATGCAAACTTGGAACGTCAGTGCTCTAAGTTCGTTAAGGCTGAAGACTTCGTTGTCTCGCCAGAGAGCACAGACTTGTATACCTCGCTCAGGTACACGCATGTTATTCGCATGCCTCGTAATGATTATAATCGCTATGTTGAAGCTGGCTGGTATTTGCCGACTGAATACTCTGGCGACAGTTTTGATCCTAGCGGCGACACAACTTCTGAGATTGAAGGTGTAAATGCAGCTGGCGACAATCAAGCTGATGAAGTCATGTCGCTTCTTGAGATGCACGTTTACGAAAATTTTGAAGATGAGGATGGCGAAGAGGATAATGTTGGGCTTCCTTACGTTGTAACCATTGACTACGACTCTCAAAAGGTCGTCAGCATTCGCCGCAACTGGCAAGAAGAAGATGAAAAGAAACTTCGCCGCGACTGGTTCGTAAGCTATAAGTTCTTGCCCGGTCTTGGCTTTTATGGCTTCGGCCTTTATCACATTATCGGTGGTCTTGGAAAAGCGGCCACAGGATCTTTGAGAGCTTTGCTTGACTCAGCTGCATTTGCCAACATGCAAGGCGGCTTTAAATTAAAGGGTCGTGTCAGCGGTGGCGAGATTGATATCAACCCCGGCGAGTTTGTTGACCTTGATGCGACAGTTGACGATGTAAACAAGGCCATTATGCCTTTGCCATTTAAAGAGCCGTCATCAACTCTCTTTCAATTGCTCGGCCAGATAACAGATCTTGGGCGCAGATTTGCAAGCACAGCTGATCTTAATGTCGGTGACGTAAATCCCAATGCCCCAGTTGGCTCAACTGTTGCTCTTATTGAACAAGGCTCAAAAGCATTCTCGGCCATTCATAAGCGGCTACACCATTCTCAAGGACAAGAGTTCAAACTGCTCGCAGAGCTGAATTCAGAGAACCTTCCTGAATCATTTAATTTCTCAATGTCTGGCTCAAGCTCAATAATTTATGCCAAGGACTTTGACGACCGCATTGATATTGTTCCGGTCAGTGATCCAAACATCTTCAGCACTGCCCAGCGCATTGCCCAAGCTCAGGCCATTCTTGAGATGGCTCGCTCAGCTCCTCAGCTGCATGATGTTTACGAAGCCTATAAAAGAATGTACGAAGCAATCCGCATCCCGAATATTGACGAGGTTCTTAAAAAGCCCAAAGAAGCTCCAAGGCTTGATCCAATTGATGAGAACATGAGCATCCTTTACGGCAAGCCAATTCGTGCTTTTCCAGAACAGGACCATGAATCTCATATCGCCGTTCACGTTCAGTTTTTATCAGATCCTTCATTGGCTGGTAACCCCGGCGCAAAAGCCCTTCAGCCAATACTTATTGCTCACATCGCTGAGCACGTTGCACTGCTTTATCGTTCAAGGATGGAAGCCAGCATTGGAATGCCACTGCCTAACCTCCCTGACATTCGAGACAAAGATTTTGCCCTTGAAGACATTGATCCGCAAATGGATATGCTTATCAGCCAACGTGCGGCACAAGTTGTCCAACAAGCTCCACAAATGCAAGAGATTAAAGCCCTTACGTCTATGGGCCAACAAGGTGGACAAAATCCTCTTCAATATGCTCAACAGCTTGCCCAGCTAGAGGCTGATTCGCTCAAGCTCAGAACGCAAGCAAATATCCAAGTTGATCAGGCCAAGGCTCAATCAGACATGCAAATTGATCAGGCCAAGGCCCAACAGAATATGGAAATTGCAGCCATGAAATTGCAAGCTGACCTTGAGGCCAAAGTTAAAAAGCTAGAGGCTGACCTTCAGATTGAACGTGAGAAAAACATTATAAAAACCCAACAGGAGATAGTCGATGGCTGATTTAGAAGCATTTAGTGGAAGTGCAGTAGCAGAAAGAGAAATGGAAGCACTAGAAAACCCAAACAGGAATATGGCTGGCGCAGCTATTTCCCCTGATGAAATTAGGCAATCCCTTGCACAATTGCTAAAGATGGAAAGTGGCGCAGCTGTTTCAGACCAAGAGCTTGAAGCATACTTAGCTACTCTCTCGCCAGAGGACATTGAGGCAATCATGTCAATGTCAGCTGAACGAACAACTGGCCCTTCAACTGTCGTGCCAATGGCCCCGATTAACCCCGGTGCTTTTGGTAGCCTTCCATCAGGTGCTGAGATGGACCCAGCGATGAGGGCAATGGCTAATGAACGAACAACTGGCCCAGCAATGGCTGGCCCAGCAACAATGGCTGGCCCAGCAATGGACCAAAACTCAATGATGCAATATCTTAAAATGAAGGCTGATGATATTAAGTCACGCATGGGCGGTCGCCAGCCAGAAGGCAGTGTTGATGATTACCTGAAAGCCATGTCTGGTGCAGCAATGACCCCTGAAGAATCATTTACAAAAACAATGCTTGGTGCTGAGAGTGGTGCAGCAATGACCCCTGAAGAAATGCAAATGATAAGAGGAACTAAATAATGGCTGAGATTAATGTTGAGAATATGGAAGACAACGCAGAGCTTTTCATGGAGAAGATGGGCTTTGCACATGACACCGAAGGGCTTGAGCTTTCTGATGACCAGCTTGTAAACTTCCTTTTGATCTGTCACCAGATGGAATATGGCATCGGTGGGGAAGAGCATGAAGAAGATGAATCTCGTGCAGATGATGATGGCATGAAAGTCAAAGTCATAAAGATGCATGGCGGCGGCGACATGAGCAGTCTCATTGATGAGATGATTGGACATGGTGGCCCAGAAGTCAAAGAAAGATATTGATGCCTTATGATGCCTTACAATAAATATTCACCAAAGCAAAAGAAGCTGGCGGCTGTTGCAGGAAACAAGAAAAAAATTACAGCGGCTGACTTTAAAAAGCTGAAGAAGAAAAAGAAGAAGGCATAGTGGTTCCGATCTCAGTTATAAGAGAGGCTATTGAGGGCGGTGCAAACCTGTCAGGGGAGGCTATCGATTACTTGCAACGCACATTGCGAGGATTTGGTGCTTTAGAAAATCTCCCGGCTTCTAAAACAAAAGCAGATTTAGATCCTGCTCAGCTGGGTGCACTAAGGCTCCCTGACTATGTTGAGAATATAGAATATAAGACAACAGATAAAGGGGTGCTTGTTCCAGAGAAGACCATTGATATTGCTGATTTAAAGGGACGGCTTTTAACCCCTGCTTACGGAGATAGGACTTATGCTGGATCTACCCTTGATGAAATTGCCGGAGTTAAACTAGATCGCTCTGTAGACATGGAAGGTGGAAACCAATTCATGCGCAATGTTGACCCCGGAGTTTGGGCATCAGAAAAGAAAGCGATGGAGAGAAAAGCCGCAGCAATGGCAAAAATTCGTAAAGACACGGGTGAAGATCCATTGATGGTTTACACAGCTATGTCTGGACAATCTGGTGATGCATCTGACATGATGGCTGACGCTACAATGGGAATGGTTGAGCTGAGCAAGATAGCTAAAAAATCTGCAAAAGCCTATGACGATACAATTAAAAAAATGGTAGATCCTGAGTGGCCGGGTATCTTATCTAAAGGTGCTCGTGAATATGTAAATAAAATGCCTATGACGGCTAGTCGAGAGCTTTGGCAGCAGATGGATAAAAAGATGTTCAAAGACATGGGGTTTCCTGATGTTGGAGTAATTAGAACATCTATTACTGATCGTGAACTTCTGACAGTTCCTTCTTTCACTACAGGCAAAGGCATAAGTTCGCTCAGCTCAACCAAGACATTCCCCTCAAAGCACCAGACTTATAACACAGAAGTCAGAGGAGATTATTTAGGAGCACTGCCAAAGCAAGTTCCCGGCCAGCTAGTGTGGAGAGACTTCTTTAAAAACATGGCTGAAAGATTAGAAACTACAGGCAAATCCAATCCACAAAGGGCAATGCTTATGACCCCAAGCATACAGCAGAGAGTTGATGATCAAATGATCGATGAGATCAGCCAATTTACTGAGGCTTTTGGAGGCCAAACGAAATGAGCCTCCTTGTTCCACTTTCATTTAGGCCCAAGGCATTGTCTAGCATAGGGTCGAGCATCTCTAGCCTATCCATAATTTCAGGGACTATTTCTGCATTTGGAGATGCGTCTAAAACTATCTCCCAAATTTCATCTAGAAGATCTTCTTTATTTGTCTCGTCCATTGTGTTTCCTTTCTAAAAATAAAGGACTATTATAATCTATTTTTTAAAGGCTTGCAAGAAATGGCTGTTAAAAAGAAACCAAAGAGAGATGCCTGTTATAAAAAAGTAAAGGCTCGCTACACAAGGGGCGGCGGCACTTGGCCATCAGCTTACGGGTCAGGGGCTTTGGTTAAATGCAGAAAAGTTGGCGCAAAGAACTGGGGCAAGAAGAGTGGCAGCAAAAAGAAAAAGTAGTAGTAGTGATAGCTTACGTCAGTGGTTCGGTCGCAACAAAGGCAAGGGCTGGGTTGATTGCAAGACTGGCAAGCCATGTGGACGTAAATCTAGAACCAAAACTAAGAGAGGCTATCCTGCCTGTAGGCCAACAATGTCACAGTGTAAATCAAAGGCAGCTAAATCAGCAACCAAACGCAAGACATCATCTACTCGTATAAATTGGAAAGGAAAAAAGAAATGAAGAAAGCTGTCGAAGCTCCCAAAGGGTTTCACTGGATGAAGTCTGGCAAAGGTTTTAAGCTAATGAAGGGGATCTATAAACCTCATACTGGCTCTGTTAAAAAAGCTTCTTTTGAAGTTCAAAAAGTCCACAAAAAATAATGGCTAAATACCAAAATCGCAAAGTTACGCTTAACAAGCCTCGCCGGATTGCCAAAGGTGAAACCAGCCATGGCAAAAAGAAGTCCGTCGTCTACGTTATGGATGGCGACAAGGTGAAGCGTGTGACATTCGGTGATCCTAACATGCGAATAAAGAAAACTCAGTCCGGTCGCAGGAGCAACTTTCGTGCTCGTCATAACTGCGATACCCCCGGCCCAAAAACAAAGGCACGATATTGGTCGTGCAAGGCATGGTGATATAATGGACTATAATTTTGGAGCACTTCCTGATGATCCAATTCTTAATCATCACTTCAACAATCTCAACCAAAACAAATTTGTTGAAAATGATGATGGCTCAATATCAACTGTTTATACTCGACAGATAGATGTTGATGGAGTTCCGACACTCATCCCGAGTGTTTGGGATGGTGAGATATTAGGAGAGCCTGAAGCAAGAAACAGGGCACTTGAAACTGGTATAAATTGGCCCACTGCGGAAACCCATGAAATGCTGAGAAATTATGATATTGAGCTTCACAAGTATATGAAGCCTCCAGCTAATATTTACTCAGGAGTGTTGCCCAATGCCAGCAGCTCTAAGTAAAATAGCAAAAGAAGGTGTCGAAAGTGCAGCTGACTTTTTAAAAAGTTTTAGTAAAAAAGTTTATCATGGTCAGCAAGACACAGATACTTCGGCTGGAGTTATAAAATATGGTGACAGGGAAATCCTTGTCGAAGATGCTACAGGTGAATATGGAGGCATAAACGCATTTCAAAGTTCTGCTGATAAAGATCCGAGCACATTCCCCTCTGATTTAGGAACATGGGTTAGCGAATCAAAAGATGTCGCTGATTTTTTTGCTGGGAAAGCAGGGGCAGTTTATCCTCTTAAAATAAAACTTAACAATCCAAAGATATATGATGAATATGAAGACATGGAAGCTGATTTATTTCAATCTGACAACACTGGAGATTTTGTTGATTTTTTAAAAAGCAAAGGTCATGATGGAATAGAAATAACCAACAGCTTTACTGATATACCTCAATCAAGGACAGATTATGTTGTTTTTGATTCTCGCAATATAAGGTCTGTTAATGCACAGTTTGATCCGAGCAAAGCAGATTCAAGAAACATACTGGCATCAGTACCAGCCGCAGCACTAACTGGCTATGGCGCATTGGAGGCAATCAATGGCCAAAGCATCGATTAAAAAAGTAGCCGCCGCAGAAATTCGTGCAGCCAAGAGTTTTCTTGAGCGCAGGGGAATTAAGTCTGATGAAGTCAGCCCCAAGAAATTTGCCAAAGCTGCAAAGGAACTTGATAAGGGATTTCAAGAAACGCTACAAGTCCTTGCTCGTGAGCTTTCTGGAGGCCAAGTTTAATGGACTTTAATAAATTTTCAAACAACCTAAAGCAAAAGGTTCTTGAAATCCCTGAGGAGCTTCAAAAATTTGGTGCACTTCCTGTAGAAAATAATGCTCCGCCTGAATTAAATCTTAGCGGTGCACTGGAGATGCTGCCAGTACAGCAACGCAGAAACAATACGGGCTTTCCATCTGCGTACCCTGTGCCTGAGAGCACACCATTTGCAGACTTTGGCAGGGGTATACTGGATGCGTTTAGCTACACGCCTGATCCGAATAAAACCTTTATGGAACGCTCATTTGTTCCATTAGCTGCTGATATGGAATCGATGATTTCTGGTTTTGATGCCAAGGGCAATAAAGTGCCTGACTCTCTGCGGATGATGTCATTGATGATGCCGGGTGGTACAGGTCTGGGTGGCAAGGCAGGGCTTGGTATTCTAGGCGCAGCTACAGGTGCAGCCCCTAAGGTTGGCAGTGCATATGCGTCACGTTTGATACCCACGTTGGAAAATATGCCACAGGATAAGATGAGCGCAGAGCAGTTTAGTGGCTGGTTGAGCAAACAGCCTGTTGGTGCTGATGAGCTAGAGTATTCTGGAATCCTTGGCTTGCTAAATGAAGGCGGCGATGTAACCAAGACAAGATTGCTCGATCAGGCAAGGGCTAATCCGCTTGATATACAGGATGTGGTTCTTGGTGCGCCCCCTTCATATACATATGATAAGAAGCGATTAGCAGCACTTGAAAACGAACATGCCAACCTTACGGAACACGCAATTGATACACCTAGTTTTGGCGAAGCTAAATATAACGAAATGATTAAACTGATGAACATTCGTGACAAAAGCACAACACAGTCACTATATGCTTTAGCAGATGAAAAAATGAAGGCAGGACAGATAGCACAGAGACGAGGCAATAATGAACTTGCTGAGAGTTTTTTTGAAGAATACAACTTCCTTAACACAAGAGCAGAAAAGTTAGATTTAGAGGATTTGGGTGCGCTGCCTGTTCCCACAAAGTTCTCTGATTACCAGCTCCCCGGCGGTGAAGACTACCGGGAAATGCTGCTGACGTTGCCTAAAGGCAGGCCGAAGGACGCTGCAGCGTATGATAAGCAGTTGATGGGATTTGTAGACAGGGCAGTAGCTAAATTTAAGGAAGATACTGTCGCTGGTGGGATGCTTGAAGCCGATGCGGCAGAATTAGCGCAGCGTGTTTTTGAGCCAGATAACAGAAGGGAATATTTCAGCAAGGCAGCTAAATATCTTGGTGAAGAAGATGAGATGCGAGCAGTTAGTGAAGCCTATTTTGCAAAAGCGCAGCGTCCTTCAGATTTCAAATCGGGTCACTTTGACGAACCCAATGTCCTAGCCCATGCACGATACAACACACGCACCATTGATGGTGACAAGACGCTGTTTATTGAGGAGATACAAAGCGACTGGCATCAGAAGGGGCGTGATGTGGGGTATAAATATGACGCTACTTATAAGGCGCAAAAAACTAGGATGGCTGAATTAGAGAAAAAAGGCCCAAGTACTACGGATGCGGAACGCGCAGAATATTCAGACCTTGAAGATCTGACAACAGAATACGACCAGATGGGCAAAGTCCCAGACGCACCATACAAACGCACAGATAAATGGGCTGGGCTGACATTACAGCGCATGGTCAAGGAAGCTGTTGACAGTGGGCATGACCGCATAGCGTGGACATCGGGAAAGGTACAGGCAGAGCGATATGATTTGAGTCAGCAACTAGACAGTATTGATGTCTACGATGAAGGCGGCAAGCGGTTGGTAGACATTAATGACACTAACAATATTCACGTAATGGAAAGCCCAATAGATATTGAGACAGGATTAATCGAAAGCGGTAATTTTCAGGGCAAGTTTCTTGAAGATGTTGTTGGAAAAGAAATGTCTGAAAAAATTCTTGGATCAGTAGGAGATGTTTCATTTGCAGGTACAGACCTACAAATTGGTGGTGACGGCATGAAGGAATTTTACGACAAGATGCTAGTCAAATCCGCTAACAAGTTCGGCAAGAAATATGGTGCAAAAGCTGAAATTACAAATATGTCAAACGTCAACAATGAAGATTTACTTGTTGCCCAAAATGACCCTAGTACATACAGCCAGTACGAAAACTGGATTGAAGAAAAAGGTCTTGATTTTGATAACGAAGACATAGCGTACAGCGAAAAGTTATGGACAGAGTTTCTTGATGATATTGCAGAAGACTCTGGATTTAAAGGTGCTGGGCAAGTCTGGTCAATGAAGATCACCCCTGAGATGAAGGCTGGCATCAGCAAAGGTGTAATGCTTGGTCAGACGGGTGCAGAAGGCAAAGTTGCTGCTGGATTATTATCGCAAGATGACGATGAACAGATGCCCAGTGATTTGCCTATGCGTGACCTGCTTGGTGGCACACTTTACACTGCGACAACACCAGACGGATTTATTTAATGGCTGAAGAAATTGACTTATATCCCCAGCTGGGCGCACTTCCTGCATTTACTGAAGATGGGCGAATTAATATTCCAACTCAGGCAGCGGCTGATGTTATTGCGAAGCAAGGATCAATGTTTTCAGCTGACCCAACATTGCAACAAAGAAACAATGCATCTGTAGCTAATTTTTTAACAGACACGCTAGGAATGGATAGCCGTAAAGCTGCTCAATTTAGTGATAAAGTTATTGGTGGCCCTCGTTCAGCGTTGCCTTTTGGAATGGGACTTGCAGACATAACTCCTATGGGCATAGCTTATGCTCTTGACGAAGCCGCTAGTGGGTATGCCAAGGCTGAAGAGCCTTTGGACTATGTGATGCCCACTGTCATGGGTGCTTTGGGAGCTGCCGAAACATTATTCTTGGGTAAATTATTAGCTACCCCACTCAAAGGATTTTTAAAATCTCTGAGTGGAAAACTTCCTAGCCAACCTGTCGATGTTCCCAACTTGCCTATTCGCCCATCGCAGGAGAATATGAGAAATTTGCTTGACGCAAACACTTATGGCGGCAGAATTTTGGGTGATGAAATTGTTGACATTAACACATTGTCAGGAGGCTCTTCTGTTAGCAAACGAGGGCAAGACAATGTTGTTGACATAGCTAATCAAATGAGAGGTCCGAAGGGCTATATTGAACGAATTGTAGTTGATCAAGATGGTAGCGTAATTGAGGGCGCACACAGGCTTGGCGCATTGCGGAGCCTTGGAATTAACAATGTGCCAATAACACGAATTATTGATCCAACTTCAAATATTAATTTGCCTAAAATGGGTGATGCTATAAAAAGTGTTGGCCCTATTAATTCTGATAATGTAAATCAAATTATATCGCAAGTTGGTGACTTGCTAAGCGAGGTTGGTGGAGACGTTGGTCGAATTCGATCTGAATATGAATTTCCAAAGGGATTTGAAAAGCACTTCAATGCAGCACTTAATTCAATCTAAAGCAAGCAGCTCAAATCTGTTAGCATTTTCTGCACCTATAGCAATTGGTGTTGGCGCACTTTCCCAGTTACCGGAAGAGACTGGTGTTAAATAGATCTTCCTTCCCATCTCTGATCTCTAAAGGAGGCAAAAAGATGAAGATGTACGGCAAAAAGAAAAAGCCTATGCTTAAAAAGAAAAAGCCTATGCTTAAAAAGAAGAAGATTGTAACAAAAGGTAGTTACTAATGGACGACAAAACAGAAAATGTTGTTGAGGTTAATGTTACTGGAGTCAGCGGAAAAATAGGAGTAAGCGATGACAGTGCCCGACCTTCTGAAGACGATAAAGGAGACTCTTCGAAATCAGAAAACGACAATAGCGAATGATATGGTTGAGGGTCGCATGAGCGATCTTCTAGCCTATCATAGAAACGTCGGTGTGGCAGAGGGCTTAGAGCAAGCCTGTGAGATCATCGACGATATGTTGAAAAAACTTAATGAAGGAGACGAATAATCATGACTCGTCAACATGTTGATAAAATAATTGTTGATGATGAGAGCGAATCTAAAATTGGTTCTCATCAACTTCCCACCCCCATTGGCTGGAAAGTTTTAGTCCAGCCAGCTCAGGTAAAGAAAAAAACAAAAGGTGGCGTTCTGCTTCCTTCTCAGTCTCAAGATGCTGAGGAATATCTGACAGCTAACGGCACTCTGCTTTCTTTAGGGCAGCTTGCTTATCGTGATAGAGACACAGGCCAATCATGGAAAGGCCAATGGCCCAAAGCTGGTGACCATATAACTTATGGAAAATATGCTGGGCAAAAAGTTGTCATAAACGAAGTTAAACTTCTGCTGCTTAATGATGATGAGATTACATCAATCATTCCTAAGGGCGTTAGTTTAAGCTCATACGTTAGTTAAGGGGAATATTATGGAAGAAGAAGAAAGCAACGAGGCTCTTGAGCAAGTTCAAAAAGAGATTGATGAAACAATTAAACAGGCTGGCAAAGAAGATTTTGAGATTGAAATTGTTGAAGATGCTCTTGAGCCAGAGCAAAAGGCTGAGGCTGAACAAGAGCCTGAGACAGAGCCTGAATATGGAGAGAAGGTCCAGCGAAGGATTAAAAAACTTGTAGATCAACGCCGAGAGGCAGAGCTGCAAGCTCGTGGATTTCAAGAGCAAACGGCACAACTTCAGTCTCGTCTTGAGCGTCTTGAAAAGGGAACTGAAAATTCTGCTCGCCATCAGGCAGAAAGTGATTTCCAGTCTCGTTATCAGGAAACACGATCTGCTCTTGCAAAGGCCGTTGAAGAAGGTGACACTGAAAACCAGCTTCAATTTACAGAGCAGTTGGCAGACATGCGTGCCGCTATTCGTATTGCTGAACTTCAAAAATCCCAAGCCGCCCAACAAGCGTCTTCGCCAACAGTTGGCAGGGCACAACAGGCGGCACAAGCTCCAGCTCCAAAAAAAGCAATGGACTGGTGGCAGAAAAATCGTTGGTTTAATTCCTCTGGATTTGAACGAGAAACAGCTGCAGCTCGTGCAATTGATGTCCAATTAGACATTGAAGGATTTGATAAAGATTCAGAAAATTACTACGAGGCTTTGAATAAGCGTTTACGAAATGTTTTTCCTGAGCTAAACTCGGATCGTGAACCTACTAAGGCAAGACCAAAAAGCAGATCTCCAGTAGCACCAACTGCAGGTGGGTCGTCTTATAAGGGGAACCGGGTTCGGCTCTCTAAAGATCAATTGAGAATGGCCAGAGAGCTTGGTATTACTGATGAAGCTGGTCTTAAAATTTATGAGGCCGAAGTTCGTCGGCAAAAAATATCAAACTGATGCCATACAGGAGATAAAATTATGTCTAAAAATCGTAATGTTAGAGCAACCGAATCTAGATCTGAAGTCCGTGTTGAAGAGGCTCGTGCTGAAGCTACATGGAAACCACCCTCGCTGTTGGATGCACCGGAATCTCGTCCCGGTATGGTTCAGCGGTGGATAGCTACCTCGATTCAGGGTAGGGAGACGCCAGATAATGTGTACAAACGTATGCGTGCTGGTTGGAATCCTCGCCCCGCAGACTCGGTGAAAGATAAGAGATACCCAACTATCAATCACGGGCAGTGGGCAGGTTCAATTGGAGTTGAAGGCATGATCCTTTGTGAGATGCCTGAAGATTCATTTGCCTCCATGAAAGACTACTATCGTGGTCGGAGTGAAGAGCAGAACGAATCAATTCCGGGTGAGCTTGATGCAATAGGAAGAAGTGGAGGGCTACCAATCCAACAGGAGCGGAGTTCTACCACAAGCCGTGGTCGGGATGTCTCGGCTATGGATGATTAACCAACTCTATGGAGTGAATAAAAATGGCAAATACTGATGCTGCCTTCGGGTTCGTCCCGGTTCGCCACATGAGTGGTAATGCACCCCGTGCTAACCAATACACCATTACTTCGGAGCTTGCAGAAAACATCTTTACAGGTGACCTCTGCATTCTTACCTCCGGTGGTGTTGTTACTCCTCACACAGCTACTGAGGTGAACAACATTGGTGTATTTGCGGGTGTATCTTATACCGCGAGTGATGGCTCTTACATTTACAGTGAATACTGGCCTACAGGTACAGCTGCTACGAATATCGTGGCTTATATCTACGATGACCCGTACACTGTATTTAAAGTCCAGTCCGCTGGCACCCCTGCTCAAACAAATGTCGGCAACTGTGCTGATGTTGTTGCAGGTGCTGGTTCAACAATAACAGGCCAATCTGGCTTTGAATTGAGTGGAACGATGGCCGCAGGAATTGCTTCCTGTAAAATCATTGCGCTTTACGAAACTCCAGACAATGCCTTCGGCGCAAATGCTGTCATGGAGGTGACCATTAATGAACACCTCTTAGGCACAAATGTCGCTGGCGTATAGGAGGAATGAACAATGGCTATGAATAGAGCACAATTTGCAAAAATGCTCGAGCCGGGTCTTAACACCCTCTTTGGCCTCGAGTATGACAGCTACCCAGCAGAATACGTTCCGGTGTTTTCTGCCAACACCTCCCAGAAAGCGTATGAAGAAGACGTTTTGTTGGAAGGCTTTGGACTTGCTCCTGTGAAAGGAGAAGGTGCTTCGGTTTCTTATGATGCGGCATCCCAACAATGGACTGCTCGTTATCAGCATGAAACCATCGCTCTTGCTTTCTCGATTACAGAAGAAGCTGAAGAAGATGGACAGTATGGTTCCATCGCCTCTCGTTACACCAAAGCTCTCGCTCGTTCGATGTCTTCGACGAAAGAGATTAAAGCTTCAAATGTCCTTAATGATGCTTTTTCTGGCTCTGGTGTTCTTGGTGGTGACGGCAAAACCCTTTGTGCAACTGATCACCCTTCTCGTTCGGGAAGTCAGTCAAATGCATTGGCGACTGCTGCTGATCTGTCTGAGACTTCTCTCGAGCAGATCCTTATCCAGATTGCTGACATGAAAGACGATCGCGGTCTCCGCATCGCCGCTCAGGGCACAATGCTGGTTATCCCAACTGCCTACACGTTTGTGGCAGAAAGGTTGCTTGAGTCTCAGCTCCGCACAGGAACTGCAGACAACGACATTAATGCGATTCGCCAAGGCGGCTATTTGCCAAAAGGCTATCATGTTATGCGTCGTCTAACCGATTCTGATTCATTCTTCATTACTACGGATGTTCCAGATGGCCTCAAGCACTTCCAACGCTCTCCTCTTAAAAAGGGCATGGAAGGCGACTTTGAAACAGGCAATGTTCGCTACAAAGTTCGTGAGCGTTATTCTTTCGGTTTCACCGATTGGCGTGGCGTTTTCGGCACTGGTGGTGCTGCCTAATAATTGTGGGGAGAGGGGTTTTCTCTCTCCCCATTTTATCCTGACAGCTTCGGCTGACTTAACCCAGACAGGAGATTGAAATGGGTACTACAACTTTTAGCGGCCCAGTCCGTTCCGAGAATAATTTTGACATAGTAAGCAAAGAAGCAGCCACAGGGCTTATTCAAAATCGAACAGTTTATGGTGGTGGTGCCTTTGATACTCGTAGGTATTATGCCACACAGTATTTCGACACTGGCCTTCCTAAACTTTCGAGTTATCTATCTGGTTCTGAAACTAAAGACTTTGGAAGCATTGCTGATGGCAATGAGTTAACTGAAGATGTAGCAGTTGTTGGTGCAGTATTTGGTGATTTTGCTGTCGCATCAATGAGCATCGATGTACTTGATCTTATGATTACAGCTTCAGTTACTGCAGCAAATGTTGTTACAGTAGTAGTTGCAAACAACACTGGCGGCTCAATTGACCTTGGCTCAGGAACTCTTTTTGCAAGAGCAATTCCTAAAGCCTTTATGCCAAATAATGGGGCTGACCCTCACTTCATGGGCATTGGCACAAGCTTAACTTCTGCCCTTATTACTCGAAATGCAACACGAGGCGGCATTATTGCAACAACAGCTGGTGCTGATCAAGACCAAGCAATTATTTGCCCGAACAGCGGAACTGCTGAAACTTATTGGGCAGACACTTTATGGGGAACTGAAAACAAGCTTGATTGGGAATGTTCAATTAGCCTTCCAGCTATTGATAACCAAAAAGTTTGGGCTGGCCTCAAGTTGACCAATGATCAGCTTGTCGCAACAGACGCTAACCAAGCATACTTTAAATTTCAGACAGATGCCACAAACTCTGAGGTTTTCACTGATTTTACTGTATGGCATTTTGTACACAGCATTGGTGGCACTGATTTCATTAGTGCATTGCCAATTACAGTTGAAGCTGAAACAGAATATCATTTCCGAATTCAGATCAATGCTGCTCGTGAAGCGGCGATCTTTGTGAATGGTGTTCAGTACGATGTAACAACCACTTCTGGCTCCACAGGGGGAACTGCTGTTGCATCAGGCACAACAAGGACGACTGCATTGACAAATAATGTAGACTTCATTCCTTTCATCGGTATTGAAGCTGGTGCTGGTGCAGCTGAGGCTCTTAATGTTCATTATACGACAATTAGTCGTGAAATTTTTGAAAGCTCTTAATATTGTAATTGTCGCAGGGGCTTCGGCCCCTGCTTCAAAAGGAGTAAGCTAGTGGCTGATTTAAAAAAAGTAGTAAAAATTATAGACAACCCAAGAGAGTGTGTTTTCTCTTTTCAGTATCAGTATGTAGATACAGGCGATGAAAGCGCAGTTAATAAAATTGATGTGTCTGGCTTAGAAAAAAGCGCGAATGGTGATAGTTGCAGTGGAGTTAGAATTGCTGAGTGTTGGTGGGTAATCAAAGGCATGACAACAGAAATTCTTGCTGATGCTGATACAGATATAATAGTTTTACACCTTGATGAAAATCAATCCGGTTATCAAGATTTTTCTGTATTCGGCGGCTTGCCAACAACTTCTTCTTATGGAGCAAACGGAACTGGTGATGTCGACTTCACGACAACAGGTGCTGGTGCTGCTGGCGATGCTTACCAGATTGTTATTCGGGCAATTAAGCAATATTAGGAGAGCTTGATGGCAACTTCAGGAACAGTAGCATTCAGGCTAGATGTTGAGCAGATAATCTCTGAAGCATATGAGCGTTGCGGAATTGACAATGAAACTCGCACAGGATATCAGGCGGTATCTGCCAGAAGAAGTTTAAATCTACTATTTAGCGAGTTTGCTAACAGGGGAATAAACTACTGGTCTGTCAAAACCGACACACTAAATTTGGTTAATGGGCAGACAACTCCTTATACTTTGCCAGAAGGCACAATTGATCTTATTGACGTTGTTATTCGGGACACTTCAGGCGGTAGCACAACAGACACTTCTGTTGAGAGAATAAGTATTGCTGATTATAACCAGATCCCAAACAAAACTTCGAGTGGGAAGCCAAGCCAGTACATGCTTGATAAACAATACACCCCAGAAATTTATGTTTGGCAGATCCCTGACAGTACCAATTACAGTCTTGTTTACTGGTCAATAAATCAACTCGAGGATATTAGTGCGAGCAATCAAGAGGCAGATGTGCCATATCGTTGGTCGGATTGCATATGCTCAGGGCTTGCTAGCAAGCTCGCAATGAAATTTGCTCCAGATCGTTTTCAGCTTCTTGATCAAGTTTACGAGAAGTCTTTTGAATTCGCGTCAATTACAGACAATGATGGGGTGACAATGAGAGTACGGCCAACAGGAATGAGTCTTTATTAATGGCAGCCCGTCGCGCAACTGGGAAAAAATCTCAGGCTATAAGTGATCAGTCTGGGTTTAAAGTTCCTTATCCATCCCTCAAGACAACTTGGGAGGGGTATCGTGTTGAGCCTGAAGAGTGGGAGCCAAAACACCCACAACTAACACCTGCTAAAAATGTCATTGATGCAACAGCTCTTTTCCAGCCCCGTCCTGACAATGACGAAGAAGTAACTGCTTTTTATGTTGGGTTTAATTATGACATTTTCGCAGACCGCAGAACAATTCCAAATATGCCCCACGGCGTTGGAAGCGTAGCTTCTCTTAATTTTACAAATTTTCAGACTGGCCCTGAAGCAACTGGAGTTGCTGGCACAGGCAACACTGGAATTGAAGGATTTGCTGTTGAGGTTACTGGGGTGTCGGGCAATGGCAGCACAGGTGCTGTTGGCGTTGAGGCTCTTGAAGTTTCTATCTCTGAAGCCGGAGTTGCTGGCACAGGTTCTGTTGGTGCTGAAGTTCCTGAAGCGTCAATTACCGAAGCTGGAGTTGCTGGCACAGGTGCTGTTGGAAATGAAAGTATTTCTATTACTGGTTGGGGCCAATCAACATGGGGCAGTGGCGTTTGGGGTGATGAGTAATGAATTACACAACATTAGTTAGCAACATACAAAGCTTTATGGAAGATGACGGCACAGAATTTGTTGCGGCAATTCCAACAATAATAACCCAAGCTGAAGAAATGATATTTCAAAGGCTGCCTAATCTTCCATGCTTTAGATCTTTATCAACTGGAAATTTAGTCCAAGGAACCGTCGATTATACAGTAGCCAATGCTAGAATGATTAGGCAGGTTTCAATTACAGTTTTAAATATTCAGTCTTATCTTAATCACCGAGTTGATTCTTATCTAAGAGACTACTGGCCCAACTCAACTCTTCAGGGAACTCCTGAGATGTATAGCACAAAAAATGCTACACCATCAGGAACTATAATAACTTTGGCACCAACACCATCTGCCGCAATACCATTTCAAGTAGATTTTATTGCACCAGAAACAGGCTTATCTTCTGGAAATGCAAATAGTTGGGTTGGAGACCATGCAGATAATGTTTTACTTTCTGCTTGTCTTTATGAAAGTTCTGCTTTCTTAAAAGCACCAGAGACGTTAAATTTATACAAAGGGCAGTTTGACGAGGCCATCCAGCTATTTCAGCAGGAAATGGCAAGAGACTATACGGCCGAATACAATGGAGGTATCTAATGGCGATTTCACAAGCGATGTGCACCCAGTTTAAAAGAGATGTTATGCTTGGGCTGCATGATTTAGACAGCGACACAATAAAAATTGCACTTTTTACAAGCTCTGCTTCTTTAGGCGCAGGAACAACTGTTTATGCAAGTAGTGGGATTAACGAGGTTGCGAATGGCAATGGCTACACAACTGGTGGTGAAACTCTTGCAAGTGCCTCTGTTATCACAAACGGCACTAGTGGTTGTTTTGACTCAAATGATCCAACTTGGACCTCGGCAACATTTACTGCTCGAGGGGCAATGATTTATAACGATACTGAAAGTGATTTGGCAATTGCTATTCTAGATTTCGGTGGTGATTTTACTGTTGCTGGCGGTACATTTAAAATAATTTTCCCAGCACAAACAGCGTCAAATGCAATAATTAGAATTGATTGAGGTTTAGGCGATGGCTAGTACATATGTAAATAACCTCCGTCTGGAGGAGATGGCAAACGGGGAAAACTCTGGAACTTGGGGCACAAAAACTAATGTCAATCTAGAGCTAATTGGCCAATCCACTGCTTTTGGCACAAGAGCAATCGCTGATGCCTCCACTGACAATATAACAATTGGAGATGGGGTGGCTGATGCAGACAGGTGTTTAGGTTTAAAATTAACTGGCGGCGGTCAAGCATGCACAGTTACTCTTCTTCCAAACACAAGCTCAAAAACTTGGTTCATGTATAATGCAACAAGTTACACGCTGACGTTTACTTGTGGCAGTGGTGCAAATGTTGCAATTCCTGCAGGGCAAACAAAAGTGATTGCAACGGATGGCCTCGGTGGTGGCGGTGTTGTTCATGATTTGCTGACAGCTGTTTCTACAGCTGGAGACTTAAATGTCGCTGGAGACATAATAACTGCTAGTACTTTGCAAGCCACAGGCGACACTGCTGCTGGTGATGACGCTGCTATCGGCTACACCGCCGCCGAAGGATTGATTCTTACAGGCCAAGGCTCTACCAACGACGTTACAATTAAGAACGATGCTGACGCTGATGTTTTAGAGATCCCAACGGGAACGGTTAATGTTGATGTGGTTGGTGATATAACGGCAGGAGCAACTTTAAATGCCGCCGGAGACACCGCTGCCGGAGACGATGCTGCAATAGGTTACACCACCGCCGAAGGCCTTATTCTTACAGGGCAAGGCTCTACTAATGATGTGACCATCAAAAACGATGCTGACGCTGACGTTATAGAAATTCCCACTGGAACGGTTAATGTTACCTTTGCTGGAGATATTACCCTTGCCGGAGATGTCACCACTGCATCAAATGCTGATGTAGACATCAACCCGAACGGCACAGGAAATGTTGTTTTAAAAACTGATTTAGTCAGTGTTGGTGGCGGTTCTGAGGTTGGACATGTTTCGAGTAATGGCTCACAAGACATGAAGATCAGCTCTAACTCTGGTACAAATTCTGGCACAATTATAATTACAGATGCTGCGAATGGAGCCATTACTCTTGCTCCAAATGGAACAGGCATAGTTGACGTTCAAGGCTCAATGAACTCGTCAATTTCAACTACGGGCAAATCATTGGTATTTGGATTTTAAAAGGAAAAAATTATGGCAAGTGAAATTCTTTCATACTCTTTAACGGCTGGTGTGTCTAATAGCGAAAGTGTACTTATCAACGGCGTAAATGGACACACTTATACGATCATTTCTGTTATCGTCACAGAGACGGCGGCTGCGGCAGAAACTTTTGATCTTTACATTGATGAAAATGGTGGCGGCACAGATTTTGAATTGCTTTCAGACCAAGCTCTGGGGGCGAATGAAACTTTTGTTTTGAACGATAGGTTTGTGATAACAGATACGGATCATTTATGTATTGCAACTGCAAACAGTGCAAATGTTGATGTGGTTGTTAGCTTCTTAGATCAGACGAGGTAGGTAAAATGACAGGTATTATTGGAAACAACCCCACACGCGAGAGTGGTTTAGTAATTCCAGCCTCTGGTGGCGGTAAGTTATTGGCGATTTATTATGACACTATCGGCCAAAGGCAGGTAACCACCAGCTACACCCCAGTCGATGTAACCAATTTAGCGATTACTCTCACACCTGCCTCGGCTGACAGCAAGTTCCTAATTCACTCTGATTTAAAGGGTGGTAGTGATAGCTACACTCTAAACAGCTTAATTGTAAGAACAATTTCTGGAGGCTCTGCGGCCTTCATCGGTCTAGGCGATACAACCGGCAAATCCAATAGTTTTGGAACGGGTGGTAGTTCGATGTATGCCAATTTGAATGAGGGGAACCCCGGCTGTGTGCAGACCTTCCTCGATAGCCCAGACACAACAAGTGAAATTGTCTATAAAATGCAAATGAAGACTGGTCAAGGTGGAAATTCCTGTGCGCTTCACACCAAGGCTTCAGACGTTGCTGGTAATAGTGTGACCAATTCCAGCCTAACCATTTATGAAATAGGAGCTTAACGATGGCTATTTTTAATCAGGAGAATATCCATCTTGCATTTCAGCATTTGCTGCCTTTATCAGAATATCACCTGTTCTCAGATGATTACAGTGACGTGGAATGGATGGATAGTCGAACTCAGCCAACTAAAGCCGCAGTGAATACAGCTATACCTTTGGCGATTGCGGCTGAGAAGTGGATAGAGGTTAGAGCAGAAAGAGACAAAAAATTATCTGCATCCGACTGGATGGCTTTGCCAGATAGTCCAGCTATCTCAGATTCGTGGGCAGAGTATCGCCAAGCGTTGCGGAATGTTGGGAATCAGTCTGACCCAGAAAACATTACTTGGCCCACAGAACCTAGTTAGGTGACTAATGACTAAAGTCAAAGATGTAGAGTCTAAATTAAATACACACGAAGCTGTTTGCGCTGAACGATGGAAAGAAACCATTGAGCGCATAAAACGCCTCGAGCTAGTGATGCTCACCGCCGCTGGTTCTCTTATTCTGATGATGGCAGGGATGCTCTGGAAAATATAAACAAATGCTGTACGACCATTATGAAGAGGCTGCATATGATTGGATTTGGGGACCATATTTTAAGCCTGAAGAGATTGCTTGCAAAGGCACTAATGAGTTGCTGGTCAATCCTAATGGACTTCATGTTCTGGTTAGAGCGAGGATTTTGGCAGATAAGGCGTTCAAGATTAATAGCGCATATAGGTCAAGGCTTCACAACGCTAAAGTCGGCGGCGCACCATTGTCAGCGCATCGTAGCGGGATTGCTTTCGACATCTCACTTAGAGGACATGACCGGAAGCAACTTTTACAACAGTGTAAGCAAGCGGGATTTAAAAGTTTTGGAAAGTACAAGAGTTTCCTCCACGTTGACACACGCCCCGGAAGAACTTGGGGAAAATGGTAAAGGATTAAAAAATGTTTGGAATGATCTCATCTGTGCTAACTGGTGGCGCAACTGGTTTAATTGGCAGTCTCTTAACAAAAGGTATAGGAATATTCGAGGCTGGTCAGAAAAGGAAGGATCGGCAGCTAGAGTACGAACAAGAGTTGAAGCTGCTCGACAGACAGGCTGCTCTGAAGACAGCTGAGACTGAAAACGAATTAGCTATTGTTAATGCCGAGACAGCCGCCAGTCTTCGAGAAGCATCCTATTCGCACGACACTTCGATGGGCAAGCCCCATCGTTGGGTGGTGGATGTTCTGCGTCTGGTGCGCCCTGTCCTGACCGCAGGTTTAATGATTATGGTATTTGTAATTTATATGACTACAAACGATTTTGCCATGAAAGCTGGTATTATAGAGAGCGTTTTATTCGTTTTTTCATCCAGCACTACTTGGTGGTTTGGCGATAGAAGTTTGCAGAGCAAGAAGTAGGTAAAATGTATGGACCCAATTACCATAGGAGCAGGTCTTCTTGCGGCAAAACGCTTGTTAGAAGCGGCGTCTGAACTCAAAGACGTTGCTAGTGCGCTCGATAACATATTTAGCCTTACCAAAAAGGCAGAAAAAGCTAAGAAAGCAGCCGTTGCGGGTGATTCAAGTTACAAGTCTGTCATTGCAGATGTGGTAACTGAAAGAAATAATAAACAACTGCTGATCAATTTGTCAATTTCCGTGGATGACAAGTTCGGCTTTGGAACTTGGTCAGCTATTGAGGAAGAACATGAGCGGCGTATCGCCGTTGAAGAAGAGAACAAAGTAAAAGTAGCAAAGGACTTGAAGGCAAAAAAGAAGGCTGACAAGGAGTTTTATGACAAGGTTCTGTACTGGTTAGGAGAGTTTGGAAAGTTGCTTCTAGTTATGGCTATAAGCGGAGGTGCTGGATATGCAATCTGGATTAACAGATGCGTATCGGGGAATTGCTGACATGTCAAATTATTCTGTTGGCGTGTTTAACAAAGCTGTGAGGGAGAAGATCCGATCTGGAGAAGACTGGCATAATGAGATGGGTATCTCAGCGGAGTTTGAAAATGTTTTGTATTACGACATTGTAAATGCAGCTTCTATAGAAGAAGTTGAGCGGCGAGTGGAGAAGCAATTTCCAAAAAAATTAGGGTATGTTTTAGATTTTGTGCGCTTGATACCGAAGGAGGATTAAAATGGAGCTGACAACCTCACATGGGATTCAACTAGTTATTTTGCTCGCTGGAGTGGCAGGAGGATATGCTGTAGTTAAGTCAAACCTTAGCAGAGTTATGTCTGACCTTGCGGCGTTCCATAAAGCCCACGATGCATACAGGTCGAAATTTGATGACAGGCTTGATGCTGCTGAATCTGAAAGATCAGTAATCACGGCTCGAGTTAGCACTTTGGCCTCTATAAACTCTGTAGATAATTTAGCAGACTTAAACTCACGCCTTGCCCGTTTAGAAATGGGCCAAGAAATATTGTTTAAAGACATGGACAGGCAAAAATCACTTCACAGCGGGAAGCACCCTAAGCAGGATTAGAAAAATGCCCGTATTGATAATTGGCTTTCCTAGCCTTTTAAAATTAAGTAAAATAATAAAGCAACCGAGCGCACCAAGGATTTTTAATAATGCCACTTAATGTTGTTCAAATGAGTCCGGGGATTGTTAAAGACATAACAGAATATTCTGCTGGGAAAAATGGCCCTTTCTGGGTAGATGGCAATAATGTTCGTTTTAAAAACGGCTATGCAACAAAGATTGGTGGCTGGAAAAATGAAGCTATATTTGCTTTAGATGCCTCAGGCAACATAGACACAGGCACAGCAACTGCACTTACTGGTGCTCCACGGAAAATTCTTTTTTGGAGAGGGATAACTAGCGGCGAAGATTTTCTTTCTGTTGGCACACATAATCACCTTTATATAATAAACAACAATGGCCTTTACGATATAACTCCGACAATAACAACAGCAAGCCTAACTAACCCATTCACAACTGCTAGTGGAAGTGCTGTAGTAACTGTTGCTGACACAAGTCACGGTCAACAAGATGGCGATTTTGTTGCATTCACAGGAGCCTCAGCAGTAAACAACGTAGCCGCAAATACACTTAATCGTAAAGCTGGCTATCAAATAACTTTTGTGAATGCGAACAGCTATAAAATTACCACTCCAGACACTGCTAATGGATCTGGGGCTGGGGGTGGAAGTGTAACGGCTCTTTATCTTGTCGGGGTAGATGAAGAGCTAGGAACTCAAACTGCAGCTCCAGCTCTTGGCTGGGGATCGGGTGGCTGGGGAGAGAGTACTTGGGGCACCCCTAGAACAAGTGGGACAACAGGTGTTGTTATAGAGCAAACAAATTGGGCACTTTCTCTTTGGGGAGAGGACTTAGTTGCTTCTGTTCGGAATGGCCAAATATATTACTGGGATGCATCTGAGGGCTATGACAGGGCAGTCCTTGCCTCAAGCCTTACCGGGGCTTCTGATGTTCCCACTGTAAACCGAGTAACAATTGTTTCTTTTCCTGACAGGCATCTTGTCTCTGGCGGTTGTAATTTACTAGGAACCACGACAATTGACCCAATGCTTGTGCGCTGGTCAGACCAAGAAAATCCTGTTGATTGGACGCCAAGGGTTACAAACACAGCTGGCGACCAGCGGCTTGAGCTTGGAACTAAAATTGTTGCAATGATCCCAACTAGAGAAGAAATTTTTATATCGACTGACGAGGCTGTCTATGGAATGGCTTTTGTTGGGCCGCCTTTTGTGTTCTCCTTCCGGCTCGTAGGTGCAAACTGCGGAACTATTGGCATAAACACTATGATGAATGTTGATGGTGATGTTTACTGGATGGGGAAGTCAGACTTCTTCCTTTACAATGGCTCTGTTCAAGAGATCCCTTGCCCAGTTCAATTTTTTGTTTTTGGAAGAATGAACAAAGATCAATTTGATAAAAACTTTGCAGCTCACAATAAAGAGTTTAACGAGGTTTCTTGGTTTTATGTCAGCACAGACGCTGTTGGTGCAAACCCAGAGCCAGACTCTTACGTTACTTATAATTACCGAGACAAGGCATGGTCTATCGGGACAATCGATAGAAATTGTTGGTTTGATTCGTTTGGCTTTCGCAAAGTGCCATTTGCATTCTCAGCTAATGGTCTTCTGTACAACCATGAGGTCGGCGCAGACGACGATGGCTCTGCCCTGTCTGCATTTATAACAAGCTCACCTATGGAGATCTCTCCCACCGGAAATGACATCATGCTTGTTGATAAAATAATCCCAGATGTGGAGATCTCTGGGTCGTTGAGATGCACTGTTTTTTCTAAAAAATATCCAAACGACAGCACAATAACAAAAGGTCCGTTTACTCTTTCACAGAACACAGCTAAAATAAGTATGAGGTCTCGTGGGCGTCAAATGAGCTTAAAGCTAGAGAGCACAGGCACAGGAGACGCTTGGTTGCTTGGTGACTTCAGGGTGAATACCCGTCAGGATGGAATGAGATGAGTCTTTTTAGCGTAAGATTGCCGCAAGCTCCAAGCAATTGGTCAAAGGCTTGGGCTGATAGGTCATTTTCTACGATAGAGCTTTTAATGAGCCAGATAAGTGTCTCTGCTGAGGAGAATTCAAAACAAACCTCTGAGCGACAAGGCTGGTTTTTAGGTTAATGGCAAACGACTTTAAAAATGAAAAGGTTGATTTAACAACAACTAACGCCACAGTTCTTTATACAGCACCTGCGGCTAAAACTGCGGTGTTCAAGTCAATCCTCGTTTCAGAAGATACCGGAAATGCAGATACAATAACAGTTACAATTACAAATGCGGCGGCGGCAGTTTTTAGCCTTTTTAAAATAAAAGCTGTTGCGGCAAATACAACCATTGAGCTTTTAACACAGCCACTAGTTGTTGAGACTGGCGAAATAATTAAATTAACAGCTGCGACAGCCAACAGACTTCATGTTGTTGCAAGTTACATGGAGATAAGTTGATGGCAGATATTGCTCCAAATAGCGGTGCACTTTCCCTCCTTGGTGGTGCGCTCGACAATAATGAAGAGCCAGATCCTATTGCTCTTTATCAGCTTCAGGTTCAATCACCAGAGATCGGTGGTGGCCAAAAATTGCAGGATGTTTATGGAACATCTTCAATGCCTGTTTTTGAGTGGGTGAAGTCAATTCAAACAGGAGAGCGAACTTATAACCCGGCTGACTCGTTTGACCAGCAAAGAGCTGAGGAGTATCGGCAACTTCAACAAATCAACCCAGAGCTTCCTAAAATTCCGGGCATCGGTGATATTGCAAAAGGACTTGCCGCACCAATTGGAGGCTTTGTTGCTGAAAAAATTGCAACAGCTGCTCTTGATCCCCTTGTTGGAAAAGGGGTTGAAAATGTTCTCAGTGCGTCTGGCAAGGCAATTCTTCCAAATTTTGCAAAGGGCAGCACCACAGCTCTCCCAAGCCAAATTATTAGAGATGCAAATTCAGAATTTTTTTCTGCGATTAACTCATCATCTCTAACGCCAGAAATGAACCTTGGCAATAATGTTAGGTTTATTCCTGATCTTGCTAACCAACAAGCCGCAGTAGCAAGTGGACAAGAAGCCCTTTTCAATACATTAGCTGCAGATCCAATCGCAATTGCAAAACGACTTGGCAATCAAAATGTTTACACTAATACGGCTTTAAACAAAGCAGGTGGCTATAGTGGATCTGGAAGTGTTGTCAGTGCTAGTAATGTAAAAGATCTCGCCGGAGATAATACATATTTGTCCGGTGTTTCCGATGGTCTTTTCGGCCCACAATCAATGCAGACAACTTGGGGTCCAGCAGCTACTAATGCAGTTGTTCAATTTGGCATTAATGTTTTGATGGGGCAAGATCCTGTTAAAGCTGCAAAAACTGCTGGTGCTTCAGCTATCGGTGGAGCTATCGGAGCAGCTGTAACAGGGGGAAGCCCGATTGGTGCTATGATAGGAAGCGCAATAGGCGGTAGCATCGGTGGCAGGGTTATTTGCAACGAACTTCAACGTCAGGGCTTAATGACCAGAGAACAAGTTCTTCTAGACTATCGATTTACTCGTGATTATTTAACTCCAGCCCATGTCAATGGATACCACTACTGGGCAATTCACGTTGTCCGTCAGCTTCGCAAAGGCAAGAGAGTTACGCTGTGGAAACATATTGCAACTCATCGTTCAAATGAGATTGCTTATATTTATGGCAAGAGAGAAAAGCCCGACTACCTCGGTAAAGTATATCGCTATGCGACAGAGCCGCTCTGTTGGGTTATCGGTAAATTGAAAAATAAAGAGTCAGACTGGTCTGTGCTCTATAAACCTAAGGAGATTTAATATGGCTGAACCAATGATGATGAATGGCGCAACTGATAGTCCACTTTCTATGCTTTCTGCAGAAGCTCGTGAAGGCATGATGCGGCCATCTGAAGAGATTAAGGCAGTGTTGCTTGCTCGCCTTGGAAACATGGCTCCTGAAGAGCTGAGCATGCTTGATCAAGCAATAACCCCGGCTGTTGCTCAAGTTCTTGTAAGGCTACTGCCAGAGTTGCGTGAGATTGTTGAGCAAGTTGGTGCTCAGGAAAGTGCTCCAGAGCAGGAGGCTCCTATGCAGGGTGGTGAGCAGATGGGTGCTTTGAGTGGAATGTAATGGAGATAAGATGGGCAAGCCCGTTTGAGATCTCTACTATTGTTGCGTTACTTGTAACTATGCATGAAGAGGCTGAGATTAAATTGACACCAGTGAACACAGAGAAAACATTCTCTCAGGTTAATGAGATCATTCACCGAGGGATTTGCCTTGTTGCTGTTGATGATGGAGAAATTGTCGGCACAATTGGTGGCAAGCAAATTAAAGACTGGTGGTCTGATAAAACTCATGTTGGTGATTATTGGTTCTATGTCTCGAAAGATAAAAGAGCAAGCCGGGCGGCTTTGATGCTTGTAAAAGAGTTTATATCAACATCAAAGAAATTTTTTCCTCTAGATAAAATCAGGCTTGCGCATATATTTTCTGGAGATGGTTTGCGGAAAGATAAATTTTTTGAACGCCTAGGCTTGAAAAAAGCTGGCACTGTATTTTTGGAGGTATAAATGGGATCAGCTTGCACATCTGGCGTACAAGAGCTGCCACAATCATCAGAGGTTATTTCTGAGACAGAGATCCCAGCATGGGTTTCCGCTGGTGGCCGGGAAATTTACGAGCAAGCTCGTGAGCTTTCAAGATCAGAGTTCCCCGGCTACACCGCTCCTCGGATAACAACTTACGATAGTGTCTCCGGTGAGGGCCAGTCAAAACTTTCAGAAGCTGAGCAGATGGGAACAGGAATCCTAACTGATGAAGCTCGCTCGTTTGAGCCTTATATCTCTGAGGCGGCGAGCCAAATTAGATCTCTAGATCCAACCTACTCTGGAATGTCGTCTGAAGAGCTTATTGGTGCGCCTCAAGATGTCGGTACTTTTAACATGGAGTCGGCACAGCCTTTCCTTGATATTTACCAGCAAGCCTCTGACCCAGCAGTTAGGGAGCTTGAACGCCAAATTGAGCAAGAGAGGATTTCTCAAGATGCTCAGGCGGTGCAGCGTGGTGCTTTTGGTGGCTCTAGGCAGGGGATCGTTGATACGTTGACAGCTACCGAGGGTGCTGCTCGCCTTGCTGATTTAAGGCAAAGGGCAACACAAGAAGGGCTGCAGTTCGCTTCAAACCAATATAATCAAGATCGTGCCACAAGGCTAACGCAAGCAGAATCAGATCGCACAGCTCGTTTTGGTGCTGAAGATGCTGCTCGTGGCAGGTATGATCTAGAGCAGTCTGCAGGTTTACGAAGAGGACAGGCTCTACAGGGCTTTGCGCCACTTGTCCAAGGTCTGCAAGAACAAGCCGCTGGCGGCAT